GACGATCGGGCGCGAGAGGAAGAAGAACGCGGGCGCGTAGATCGCGTGCGCCGGTGTCGCCCCGATGCGGCGTGCCAGCGCGTGGAGCGCGACGCCGATCAGGAGGTAGAAGGGCAGTTGTCCGACGCGAGCGACCAGATCGCCGTGAAACGGCACCATGAGCCAGAGAAAGAACAGTTCGCCGTTGGCCGGCGCGTACGCCTGCGCTTCATCGCTGAACGGCGTCGGGATGATCGAGAGCCGGTGCTCCTGCAGCCAGCGCGCGGGAAAGAACAGGTGGTAGCTGAGGCTGTCGTACAGCGTCAGCGGCGATTGAAGAAGGCCGGCCGCCACGATGAACGCGAGGATCGGCACGAGTACGACGGCCAGTTGGAGCGGGAGATCCGTGGCGCGGACGGTGGGCGATTGACGCGGTGTCTTCAGGACGAGCGACGCGCCCCATCCCGCGGCCGCGACGACGAGATACGCCGGCGGACCGAGGAGACCGGCGGTGCCGAGCCCGAGCCCCATGAGCACGATGAGGGCGAAGGCGACGACCCCGGTGCGAAGGATGGCGTCGGCGGCGCCTTCCCATGGAAAGACGCGTCGCACGATCCGGCTGGCCGTCAGGTTCGAGATGAACGTGGCCATGTGGTCGTAATCGGTGAGCACCGACCAGGCCTCGCGCGGCGGGCACTACCCGGCACCGCAGAACCCCGTACCCGGCACCCCGAAGACCTGACACGACACCCGCCAGCCCACCACCACACCCCAAGGAGAACCATGCGTACCCGTATCACCGCAGCCGCTATCGCGCTCCTGCTCGCCACGCTCACCGCGTGCGGGCAGAGCTACGACGACACCATCGCCGCCTGCGCGCAGGCCCTGAAGGACAACGGGGGCAACGGCAAACCGGCCGCCTGCGACGACGTCAAGGACGACGACTACGGGGTGATCGTCATGAGCGTCACCGCTGAGCGTGAGGGCTGGGTTGATGAGAACGGGGACGTCGACATGGGCGAGATGCTCAAGGACGGCAGCAACTGAACCGGCGCCCACTCTCGACCGCGCTTCACTACAGTCCAGCCAGGAGGGACACCATGGCCCACATCGCCGACCTCATGCCGCCTGCCGACCTGACCGCCGCTATCAACGCCCGGCACGTCACTCGCAAGACCCACCCGACCCTGCCGTTGTCGATCTACACGTACTCGCGTACTGCCCAATACGAGCGCGCGTGGACCCCGGTCACCACCATGTGCCGTGGCCTCATCGCCGACGACAAGACCGGCGAGATCATCGCCTGGCCGTTCCCGAAGTTCTTCAACGTCGCCGAGCATGGCTACGGCAACGAGTACGCGCCGCCGCTGCCTGACGAGCCGTTCGAGGTGTACGACAAGGTCGACGGCTCGCTGGGCATCGTCTTCTGGTACGCCGGGCGTTGGCGGGCAGCGTCGAAGGGCAGCTTCGCCAGCGAGCAGGCCGTGTGGGCACAGGCGTGGCTCGACGACCGCTCCACCGGCTACCTCGTGCCCGGCAACACGTACCTAGCCGAGATCATCTACCCCGAGAACCGGATCGTCGTCGACTACGGGCAGCGCCAAGACCTCGTACTCCTCGCCGCGTTCAACGCCGACGGCCGCGAGTGGCGCCTCGACTTCGTCGCTGATGACTGGGTCGACATCGGGACCGTCGTCCAGACGTGGCCCGCGATGCCGCTGGCTGACCTCCTGAAGCTCACGGAGGCCAACACTCGCCCCGACGGCCAGCAGACCACCGGCATGGCCGCAGAGGGCTACGTGCTGCGCTACGCCTCCGGACTCCGCACCAAAGCCAAGCTCGCCGAGTACGTCCGACTCCACAAGATCCTCACCGGCATCAGTGAGCGGGACATCTGGCGCTACCTCGGCATGCAGCTGGCCACCGCCCAGCCGCCGAAGCTCGTCGCGAAGGCCCTTGGCTGCTCCGTTGCCGAGGTCGAGGCGCTCGACGCTGGCGGGAAGGGGCCGCTCGATGCGCTGCTGGAGCAGGTGCCCGACGAGTTCGACGCCTGGGTGCGCGGCGTCGCGGCCCGGCTGGAGCGCACCGCCGAAGACCTCGCGGCGCGGATGGTCGCCGAGTACGACGCGATCGTCCACCTTGCTGATGACCGCGGTGAGTTCGCGCGCGCGGCGCAGCGCATCGACCACCCCGGGCTGCGGGCGGCGATGTTCCTGTGCCTCGACCGCAAGGACGCGGGGCTGCACCTGTGGCGGTCGGTCAAGCCGGAGGCATCCGTCCCGTTCAAGGTGGACGAGGAGGGCTGACCACCTGCCACACTGGAACCTGAGCGCCGGGTAACGCCCGGCACCCGAGGCCCCTGCCGAACCTGATCCGGCAGGGGCCTCTCCATGCCCCACCCCAAAGTGGCCCACCACACCAACGCCCTACACTGCCCCGACCATGGGCCACTGCCCTACCCTGAACACGAAGGGAGGGCCACATGCCAGACCACGACGGCCAAGCCCACGACGGCAAAGGCCGCTACGTCCGCACCCTCACCGGAGCCCGAAAAGACGCCGCCGCCGCAGACCTCCGGTCGAAAGGCTGGACGTACCAGCGCATCGCCGACGAACTGGGGTTCACCGAGAAGGGCGAGGCACACCACGCGGTCAGCCGCTGCCTTAAGGCCACGTTGCAGGAGGCGGGCGACGCGGTCCGCACCCTCGTACTGGGGCGCCTCGACGGGGAGCTGGAACGTCTCAACGACCTCGAAGCGGCCGTCCATGAAGTCCTCGCGCGGAAGCACATCACCGTGTCCAACGGGAAGGTCATCTACGTCGGTGACGAGCCGCTCCTCGATGACGCCCCCGTCCTCCAAGCCGTGGACCGGCTGCTGAAGATCGAGGAGTCCCGCAGGCGCTGCGACGAGTCCCGCAGGAAGCTCCTCGGCCTCGACGCCGAAAAGAAGCTCAACCTGTCCGGCGGCGTGAAGTACGAAGTCGTAGGCGTGTCCACAGAAGACCTGACGTGACCACCCTCGACACCGTCGTCCGCTACGAACCGCGCGGCGCCGCCGCGGACCTGTTCCGCACCCGTCAGTCGGAAGTGGTCATGGCGGGCCCGGCCGGCACCGGCAAGAGCCTGGCCTGCCTGTTCCGCGTCCACCTCGCTGCGCTCAACAACCCCGGCATCCGCTGCCTCATCGTCCGTAAGACAGCCGTCTCCCTCGGCTCGACCACCCTGGTGACGTTCGAGAAGAAGGTCGCCGCGCACGCCATCACCGCAGGCATCGTCCGCTGGTTCGGCGGGTCGCCGCGCGAGGCCGCCGGATACCGGTACGACAACGGCAGCCTGATCGTCGTCGGCGGCCTCGACAAACCGGAGAAGGTCCTCTCCTCGGAGTACGACCTCGTGTTCGTAGACGAGGCCACAGAGATCACCGAGACCGACTGGGAGATCCTCGGCACCCGACTCCGCAACGGGGTCCTCTCGTGGCAGCAGCAGCTCGCCGCGTGCAACCCGGACCGGCCGAAGCACTGGATCAAGCAACGCTCCGAGCGCGGCAGCCTGCTGATGCTCCACTCCCGGCACCGAGACAACCCTGCCTACGTGAACGCCGACGGCACGTACACCGACCAGGGCCGCGACTACATGGCCAAGCTCGACGCCCTCACCGGGGTCCGACGGCTCCGCTACCGGGACGGCAAGTGGGCGGCCGCCGAGGGTCTGATCTATGAGGGGTGGGACGACGCCCTGCACCTCGTGGACCCGTTCGAGATCCCCACCACGTGGACGCGATGGCTCGTCGTGGACTTCGGGTTCACGAACCCCTTCTGCGCGCAGTGGTGGGCCGAGGACCCGGACGGCCGGCTGTTCCTGTACCGGGAGATCTACTGGACGAAGCGCCTCGTCGAGGACCACGCGAAGCACATGCTGCGCCTGGTCACCGACGACGAGGGCAACTGGACCGAGCCCCGCCCCCGCGCGGTGATCTGTGACCACGATGCGGAGGACCGGGCCACCCTGGAGCGGCACTTGGGGCTGGGCACGACCCCCGCGCGGAAGGGCGTGTCCGACGGGCTCCAGGCTGGCCAGTCCCGGCTCAAGGTCGCAGGCGACGGGAAGCCGCGTCTGTTCCTCGTCAAGGGCGCCCTGGCCGAGCGGGACCCCGCGTTGGAGGCGGCGAAGAAGCCGACTTGCACAGAGGAAGAGATGACCGGCTACGTGTGGGCCGTCAAGCCTGGGGGCGGGGCGAAGGAAGAACCGTTGAAGCAGGACGACCACGGGATGGACTGCCTGCGGTACATGGTGGCGCAGCGGGATCTCAACGGCCGTACGCGGGTTCGCTGGCTGTGATCATGTTCTTGTTTGGTTCCTACAATCCGGGCCGCACCCGGGCGAGGTGGCCCTGACCATGGATAACACGCGAATTACCAGGTGGACGCGCAGCATCAACAGGCGCATGCCTACCGCTCTTGACATCGGTGCCGCTATGCTTTTGTCAGAAGGTGCTAATTTGATCTACGCGCCCGCCGGGTGGATCACCGCTGGCATCGCCCTGATCGTCCTCAACTGGCGGATCTACGGCGACTAGCTCAGAGCAGGAGGTGCCGTGGCCAGAACCCTCCTCGGCGCACTCCTCAACCGGGCGCAGACTGACACCCCCGTACCCTTCGCCAGCCGCGGCCAGACCCGCGCGCTGCCCTTCATGCGCCAGTCCGGCACCGAAGCGCAGATGCGCGCCATGGGATCCGTCGGCACCCTCTTCTCCATCGTCAACCGCACCTCCAACGCGACTGCACTGGTCGAGTGGAAGCTGTGGCGGAAGGCCAAGTCCGGGCGCAAGGAAGACCGGATCGAGGTCACAAGTCACGCGGCGCTCGACGTGTGGAACAAGCCCAACCCGTTCATGCCGCGGCAGGAGTTCGTCGAGACGTTCCAGCAGCACGTCGACCTCACCGGCGAAGGCTGGTGGGTGGTCGCGAAGGACCCCAGATCCACGGTCCCGCTGGAGCTGTGGCCCGTACGCCCGGACCGCATGACGCCGATCCCCTCCCGCGAGCGGTTCCTCGCCGGGTACATGTACACCTCCCCGGACGGCGAGCAGATCCCCCTCGGCCTCGATGAGGTCATCTTCCTGCGCATGCCCAACCCCCTCGATCTGTACCGCGGGATGGGCCCGGTGCAGTCGGTCCTCGCCGACCTGGACGCCACCCGGTACAGCGCTGAGTGGAACCGCAACTTCTTCCTGAACTCGGCCGAGCCCGGCGGGATCATTGAGGTCCCCAACGGCCTCGGCGACGAGGACTTCAACGAGCTGCGCGACCGGTGGAACGAGCAGCACAAGGGTGTGGCCAACGCCCACCGGGTGGCGATCCTGGAGCACGGCAAGTGGGTCGACCGGAAGCTGACGCAGCGCGACATGCAGTTCGTTGAGCTGCGCGCCGTGTCCCGCGCTGTCCTGCGCGAGGCGTTCGGGATCAGCGCGTTCGCCCTCGGTGAGGTCACCGACATCAACCGGGCCACCGCCGACGCGTCGAAGGCGTGGTTCGCGGACCAGTTGACCGTGCCGCGCCTGGAGCGCATCAAGGGCGCCCTCAACCACGACCTCCTGCCGCTCTTCGGCCCGACCACCCAGGGTCTGGAGTTCGACTACGAGAGCCCCGTCCCCGCGGACCCGGAGTCCGAGGCGAAGCAGCTCGTCGCCCGCTCGGGTGCCGCCAAGACCCTGATCGACGCCGGGCTTTCCGCCGCTGACGTCCTGTCCGCGGTGGGCCTGCCGGAGATGGAGGCCAGCCCGATCGCCGGTGGCGACGGCACGCTCTCCCCGCGCGAGCTCGGCGACATGGTCCAGTCCTTGTACCTCGGGGTCGGCACGGTCCTCACCTGGGATGAGGCGCGCGACATCCTCAACCGGGCCGGTGCTGCGCTCGACCTGAACACGCCCGCGCCCGGTGAGGCGCCGCGTCCCGCGCTCCCGCCCGCCGCGCCTGCCCCGCCGAGCAGCCCGCCGCCAGCGAACGGTCCGTTCGTCCTGGGGGGCGGCGACCCGGTGGAGCTGGACAACGCGATGCGCTTCGAGGCTGTGGCGCACATCGACGACAACACGTGCACCCCCTGCGCCGACAACGACGGCAAGACGTACCGCAACCGGGCTGCGGCCTACGAGGACTACCCGGGCGGGTCCGGCTACGTGAACTGCGTCGGCGCCGAGTACGGCAACGAGTGCCGCTGCAAGGTCGTCAAGCGCCGGGCCACCAAGGAGGACGACTGATGGACCGAACAGCCCACGCGGCACGCCGCCTCGGCCCCCTGCCCGGCCGCCCCCGGACCTACAACCACACCACCACCATGACCGCCGGGGCGGCGGCGGCGTTCCTCTCGGCCGGCGGCCGGGGCGAACGCCACGCTGAGGGGGTGGCTCCTGGTGTGCGGCCGGGCGCCACCCCCAAGGCAGAGACCTGGTACCGGCTGGAGAACATGGCCGGCCCCGACCCGGAGCTGTACCTGTACGGGGAGATCGGCTGCTGGGGCATCACCGCCTCCGACCTGATCGAGGAGCTCAAGTACGTCACCGCCGGGCAGATGACGGTGCACCTCAACTCCCCCGGTGGGGAGATCTTCGAGGGCATCGCCATCATGAACGCCCTGCGCTCCCACCCCGCAGCGGTGACGATCCGGGTGGACTCGATGGCGGCGTCGATCGCCTCGGTGATCCTCCAGGCCGGGGACACCCGCATCATGCAGCCCTACTCACAGGTCATGATCCACGAAGGATCCGGGCTGTGCTGGGGTGACGCCGCGGACATGCTGGAGATGGCCACCCTCCTCGACAGGCAGTCCACGAACATCGCCGCGGTCTACGCCGACCGGGCGGGCGGCACCCCCGAGTCGTGGCGCGAGGCCATGCGTACGGAGACGTGGTACTCCGCTGAGGAGGCTGTGGCCGCAGGGCTCGCTGACGAGGTCGATGTCCCCGCCGCGGCGAAGCCCGACGAGGCGCCGGTGGCGCCCGCCCCGAACGAGACCGCGGCGGCTCCGGCGGCGATGTGGGACCTGTCCTTGTACCGGCACGCCGGACGCCAGGACGCACCCGCCCCGATCCTCAACACCGCGGCCCCCGTGGACCCTGCGCCCGCAGCGGAAGAGCCCGCGGCCCCCGAGCCCCCCGTCGCGCCAGCCGGGACCGCTGAGACCGAAGCCCCCATCACACCGGAGCCGGAGCCCCCCGCGGCCCCCGCCCCGGTCGAAGCCGAGGCCAACGCCTGGGCTGCACTGACCGCGCAACTCATCACGTCCCCCACCTGGGACGACGTGACCGCCAGCCTTAGGGAGGCACACCAGTGAAGACCATCACCCGAGGGCAGCGAGCACGTCTGTCCGCCTGGGGAATCGACCCCCGCCGTATCGGCCGTACGTACAACATGGCCACCCCCACCATCCCGAAGAACGCCGACGAGCTCGCCGAGATGGTCGCCGACCCGACCCGGATGAAGGACGTCCTCGCCGACGGCAAGTCCCTCACCTCCTGGGTCGCCGCGTACGCCGCGCAGCAGCAGGGCGACGGCACCGAGATGAACCGGCAGATCACCGAGCAGGTCCAGCAGCAGTTCGCGAACATGCTCCGCGACAACGCCGCCAAGGGCGACAAGGCCGACATCCAGCGCCTCAACCTCGACCCCCAGGCCAAGCGCAACGGCACGATGCTCACGTCGCACCGGCAGGGCACCGCCCACAACCCGGCCGCCCCCGGCGCCGTCCTCGACGGCACGTTCAACAACAACATCGAGTACATCAAGACCATCTGGCACAAGAGCCCCGAGGCGTCCGTCGCGGAGAAGCTGGCCGTGCTGCGCAACGCCGCCGGCAGCGTCTCCCCGTCCGACGGCGGGTTCCTCGTACCGGAGACGCTGCGCTCGCAGCTCCTCCAGATCGCCCTGGAGCTGTCGGTCGTCCGGCCGATCGCGACTGTCGTCCCGATGGAGAGCGCCCGGGTTCCGTTCCCGATGATCGACTCCACCACGAACAACGGCTCCGTGTTCGGCGGCATGGTCGCGTACTGGGGTGAGGAAGGCGCAGCGCTCACCGACTCGAACCCGAAGTTCGGGCGGATCGAGCTTGACGCGAAGAAGCTCACCGGCCTGTCCGCGGTGCCCAACGAGCTGCTCCAGGACTCCATCACCAGCTTCTCCGCGCTGATCGAGAACCTGTGGCCCAAGGCCCTGGCCTTCGAAGAGGACGCCAAGTTCATGGCGGGCACCGGGGTCGGTGAGCCCCTCGGGTTCATGGGCGCCGGCAACACCTCGGCGATCGCCGTCTCCGCTGAGGCCGGGCAGCCTGCGGCCACGATCGTCTACGAGAACATCGTCAAGATGTACGCGCGCATGCTCCCTTCCTCGCTGTCGACCGCGGTGTGGATCTGCTCGCCGGACGCGATCCCCGAGCTCCTCACGATGGCCCTCAGCGTGGGCACCGGCGGCAACGCGGTGTTCGTCGTCAACGCCACCGGCCCGGCCCCCATGAGCATCTTCGGTCGCCCGCTGATCATCTCGGAGAAGGCCGGTGCGCTCGGTGCGCGCGGCGACATCGCGTTCGTCGACCTCGCCTACTACCTCGTCGGCGACCGGCAGACCATGACCGCCGACTCCTCGACGGACTTCAACTTCGGCTCGGACAAGACGACGTTCCGGATCATCCAGCGCGTCGACGGCCGCCCGTGGCTCAAGTCCGCGATCACCCCGAAGAACGGCGGCAACACCCTGTCGCCGTTCGTCGAGCTGGCCGCCCGCTAACCAACCGGCCGCCGCCGGCACTCAACCCCCGGCGGCGGCCACCACCCGGGTCGGCAGTGTCGCCCCGACAGGACCCCAAGACGAAAGGAGCCCACCGTGGCTCAGAAGGCACTCGGCAGGCTGGTCAACTGGACCCCTGCCGGCGACGGTGTATGGATCAACCTCAGGGACGCGGGCGGCATCGCGTTCGCGTGCTACCTGTCCGGCGCCGCCGGTGACACGTACACCCTCCAGGAGGCGAAGGACGCGTCCGGTACGGGGGCGCAGAACCTCGCGGCCGTGACCGAGTACTTCACCAACACCGGTACCGCTGCGGACGCGTGGACGCGGCGTACGCAGGCTGCGGCGGCGACCGTCGTCACGGCTGCTGCGGCGACGCAGAACGCGGCATGGTTCGAGGTCGAGAACACGCAGCTGTCGGACACCTACAAGTTCGTCAAGGTCACCTCGACCGGTGCGGGCACCGTCAGCCCGATCACCCGGGACCTGATGACGCAGCGCGCGGCCGCGAACCTGCCCGCGATGGGGGTCTGATCATGACCGCGATCATCTCCGGCGACCAGCTGCGGACCCTCCACCTCGGCACCGTCGTGTCCAAGGCGTACACGCCGCTCGTCGTCGAGACGAAGACCCTGTTCAACGTGACCGGCGGGAAGGTGCTGATCACGTCCATCACGGGCGAGGTCACCACCGCGATCACCGTCGCGAACACGGTCAAGCTCCAGGCCAACCCGACGACGGGCACCACGAAGGACCTTGTCGCGGCCACGGACATCGGGACGACCGACACCCCCGCTGGGAACCTCCTCAGCTTCCAGGGCCTGACCGGCGACAGCATCCTCACCGGGCCCGGTGCCGTGCCGAACATCAAGCAGCCGATCACCGTCAGCATCGGGACGATCGAGCAGGTCACGGCGACCGGCGCGGACGGCGGCATCACGTGGACGATCACGTACGTGCCGCTGGACAACGGCGCTGCTGTGACGGCGGCCTGACATGGCGGCCTGGGTCTGCACGGGGTGCACCACCACCTACTCGGTGGGCGCCCCGCGCTGCCCGCACTGCCTGAGCACCGACTACATCGAGGAAGGCGCGGACATGCCGAAGATCACCGTTCATGGTGGCCCGTCCAACGCGGCCGCCGACACCGAGGGAGGCGAGGAGTCATCTCCTGGTACGAGCTCCTCGACATCCTCCGAGAAGGAGCCGAGCTCCACCGAGCAGAGCGAGACGCCGGCCCCATCGCGTGCCCGCGGGACGGGGAGCCGCTCGAAGCCCGCCCGGACGGAGCAGGACGGCACTGCCGGTTCGACGGCTACCGGTGGCCCGAAGACGGCTGGTTCTGACAAGTAGTCCACGCACAACCGGTTCGGAGAGGAGGTACGGCAGATGACCGCGACTGGCTACGTGAGTACGACCGGCGACACCCGCAAGGTCGCGAAGGCGGGCGACACCATGACGGGTGAGCTCGTGCTGCCGGACTCCTCTCCGGACACGGCCCTCGCAGCCGCGTCGAAGGGCTACGTAGACACCGTGGCCGCCACCAAGGTCGCCGGGACCGCCCCGTCCACGGACAACGCCGTGCCCCGCTACGACGGCACCACCGGGCTCATCGTGCAGAACAGCACCGTCATCATCGGCGACGACGGCTCGGTCACCATCACCGGCAACCTCACCGACGCCGGGAACCTCCTGGTCCGCGACAGCAACACCGCCCCGACCAAGGGCTACCGCTTCCGAACGAGCGGCAGCGCCCTGGACACCGAGGCCGGCGGTACCGACTGGTTCATCTCCACCTTCCCGAACGCGGACTTCTCCGGAACGCAGAACAACTTCCTTCGTCTGGAGTCGGGCGCGGCAGTCCTTCATGTCACCGCTGAGGCGCAGTTCAATGCGTCGGCTTTCGGCGGCCGGGTCCACACGCTCGACGGGCCCGGCAACAAGGTCGGCTTCCACGGGGCGACTCCGGTGGCGAAGCAGACCATCACCGGCGCCAAGAGCGGCAACGCTGCGCTCGCGTCCCTGCTCACCGCGCTCGCCAACCTCGGTCT